TTGAAATCAGAATACATTTGCTCAACTAATGATGTAGTTGGTACTATTAATAGTCCTTTTTTACATTGCTGTTGAATGTATCTTACGATTAAATATTGTATAAATGATTTACCCGATGCAGTGGGTGATAATAATAATATTCTTTTATTTCTTATTGCGTGAACGAATGCGTATTTTTGATATTCTTTAGGTGGAAAAGGTACATTGATTGTTGATATGAAATCATCAGCCTCTTTCAGAGAGAAGTTTTCTTCAATCTCAACATTCTTATCAAAATAAACTTGATAGTTTCTGCCTATTGAGAATTTTTTTATATATGGAATAAGACCATAATATATTTGATTAGTTTTTAAATTGAAGAGCCTTATTTTTCCATCCCAAAGTTTGTTCTTGTACTCTGGTACAAATTGATAACCAGGAACTTGAAAGGTGAAATAGTCACTTAATTCTTGGGCAACACTTCTTTCACATTGCACTCTAATGAATGCTTCATTCACTTTTGTAATTGTTAAATCATACACCTTGAATAAATCTTTCCCATTCTATAAATGATTTTAATTGAAACGTTCTACTATGTAGTTCTTTTAAAATCATCTCACAACAACTGACTATTTCATCGTGTAAGGTTTTATTCGCAATACATTTTTGGATATCAATATCACCATCTAGATAAGTGCTGATATCACTCTTTAAAACAAAAGGAAATTGTTGCCATCCAAATTTCTGCAACTCCTCTGAACTCATCTTACCAGTATAATATTCCCACTTAGTTCTTTTCATTTGATTGTATTTGAACTCGGCTTCTTTTGACAACAATTTATGTCGTGAGAGAATGTTCAAATATTTACTGTGTAGTTTTGGTATATCAAGTAAGGCTTTTCCTGGCTCAGTTCTATCGACTACACTATCTTTTTCCCACTCATTCATAAGTTCATCAAGTTTAGACATAATAATCCTCCTACTTGGAGTATACACCACATATCAGAAAAAGTAAATACTGTAGATTATAATTTCTCTAAATTGTAATATGTGTATCGAAGAGTTACATCAGCGGTGATAATTGTATCTGGACCTTGTTGTGTATCAAATAAAAGTCCAGACAAAGTGCTTGGAAAAACATCATAGAATTTAAATCTATACGTTGGTTTATATGATGAAGAGTATATTGTTAATGTTGCATCAGAGAATTGTGGACTAGGGGCTATCACAGAAACTCTTGAGAGATTTGGTAATTTTTTATACTCATCAAATTTTTCTGGAAAAGTCATAGCCCTAATCCAATCATGGATTTCTAACCATGATTTCATATCTTCATCAACTAAAAACGTTACAGATAGTGGTTCATATACCAGTTTTTCACCAGGTGAATATCTATCAACAAAAGGAGTATTGATAATTATTTCACCAGTCGATATTCCAGGTAAAGATAATGTTTGACAAAAGAATTGTACATTCGGTAACCGACTAAAGTTCAAAACGAATTTATTCGGTTGTAAAACGTTTTGATTAGATGGTGTATTTGATAATTTTGTTATAGCCATATTTGTATTTATATAAAAAAGAGGAGAACCTTTCGATTCTCCTCTTTAAAGGGTTTCCCCACTACTATCTCTTCTAAGAGAGATTTAATTACATAATATTAGCGATCTTGAATGCACGGTAGTAAAGATTTGACTTTGCTGTGAGTGCACCAGAACCTTGTGCAGTACCTTCCGCAAATGGGTTAGCAACTAGACCATAACGTGTCTTGAAGCCGATCTTTGGTTGGAAGTTGTTTGTATCAACTGCACGAACCATTTGTAGAGGAACATATGGGCAATAGAACAAGCCAGCATCATAAGCATTCGAACCTTTGAAACCAACAACGCCAAATTCAGCGGTTGATGATGTTGGGAAATATGGATCGATATAAACTTTGATACGACCGAACATTGTACCAGCAAATGTGTTACCAGTATCATCAACAGTCAAATTGATTTGACCTTGCAATGCTGATTGATAATCAAGAATGCCTGCCATTGCTAGTGCAGAAGCAACATCTGACGAACAGATAAAGGTATTACCTTTTCCGCGACGAGTTGTCTTAGCAATAACGTTTGCTTCACGCTCGATTTGATAAGCAAGACCTTTGATCTTTTCAACCATCCAACGACCATTTGAATCTGTGTCTAGATCAAAAGTTCCTGCTGTAGTTGTTCCAACTTGGCAACCAACTTTAGAAACTGTATAGATGGTACGTAGAACTTCGCGATTGATCTCAGCAAGAATTTCTGTTGAGAGGATATTTGCTAATTCTGTTTCTGCATCTAGACCATGAACTGCTTTAAGGTCTTGTGCAAGTTCCATCGAGTATTCAGCTTTAAGAGCACGAGTTTTAGCAGTAACGCTTACTTTCTCGATGCTGAAACCCATTTCATTTGGTGTCAAATCTTCAGCGGTTGCTGTATCCATTCCTGTGCCAGTTGTCATTGTAGTGGCAAATACATTGCCGCTACCAAGAGCAGTATTAGCAGCAAGACCAATTGAACCGTGAGCACCAGTACCAGCATGTGCAGTGTTTGCTTCATTATAGAAAGCTTCGGTACCTGTTGATGGGACACGATTTGTGCCATACATTGAACGCATTGCGAAAATAAGACCAGTAGGACCAGTCATTGGCTGAACACCGCAAATATCATAAGCGATGAGATTCGGAAGTGAACGACGAACCAAGCTGATAAGAATTGGATCGAAACCTGCAACTGGACCAGTTCCTGTTGCGCTACCACTGAAACCGCTATTTCCTGCTGAGTTTGTTGGAGCTGTTTCGCTAAGGATTCCAGCTTCTTTCAACATTGCTTGTTGTTGATTCTCAAGAACAAGTGCTGTAACAGCTTTACGGTATGGATCTTTAATAGAGGGAAGTTCTGAGTGTTCGAGAACTGGTTCCCATTTCTTTTGTAGTTCTTCTGAAAGATACATTTAAAACTCCTTAATTAGATTTTTGTTTTTGAAATTGATTGGACGATAGCTGCCATGAGAGGATCATTGACCATTGGTTTTTCATTGGCAACTTCAACCTGCTCATTTAATTGAGCAGCGTCAGCTTTCTTTACGCCAGATGGAAAGTAGTTTTCACGAATCGTTTCAAGTTTCTGTTTGAATTCTTCCTCTGTGGAAAAATCTACACTCTCTGCGAGTGATTTCATTTTTTCAACTTGAGTGTCCGTTAAGTCACCACATACATCATGGACGATTTGTACTTTTGTTGCTTCAACAAGTTGTTTTTTGAAAGAAATATTACGTTCGATTTCTTCGTTAAGTTTTCCTTCCAAATCTTCAACTTGGGTTGCTAGTTCGTCAACTAAGTCAACCTTTTCACTTGGGACATCAATGTAATGCTCTGCAAAGAGATTACGGAGTCCAACAATGAAATCTTCTGTGATTTCAGCACGAATGCCTTTTTCGATAGCAATTTGATTTTCTTCCATCCAATGTTCAATAACATATGAAAGATAATCATTAACTTTTTCTGTCAAATCTTGTTTGACTGTTTCAACAGCTTCTTCTAACATCGAAGAATAATGAGCTTCGATTTCTTCTTCGATCATACCAATTCTATCGAGAATCCGAGCTTCGAAAACTGTTGTAACTTTTGTTTTGAATTCTTCAGAGATTGATGAATCATCACCGAATAGTGCATCAACATCTTCTTTCATTTGAGCTTTCCAAACTTTCTTTTCTTCTAGCTCAAGTTGTTCCAAATCTTCTTCAGAAACTTCTTCTTCAGAAACAACTTCAAGATTCTCATCTTCCTGTGTTTCTTCTTTTTTCATTTTCAACTGTGTATCGGATGAAGCATCAGAAGGTTTAGTTGTAGGTGCTGTAGCACTCTTTGATGTAAAACTCATTTTATGTGAGTCATCATCAGGCTTTGCATTTTGAGGTGTTGGACCTCCAGCTACTTGTACTTCGCCCTCTAGCTTTTCGGGAGGCATCGCATTCTTGCCTTTGCTGTTTGCAAGAATTTCCGCAGCAGCCTCAAAAAGTTTATTCTTAGCCATTAGGAATCTCCTTTATGTTTACTTATTTATAATTTTAAAGTTTTGAAATAAAATTCTCGAAAAGGCGAAATGCCACCTTTTCTATGTCTTTTGCTGAGGCTCTTTGTATTTGTCTCTTTGCGTTATCAATATCAACTTCAACATATCTACCTTCAACGAAAATCCATTCTCTATTCTCCATAATACCATTCACAAATGCTCCTGGCGCAGAAGGATCCGCAACAACATCAGCAGCAGTAGCTAAACGAAAATCGTCAGCAACTATACTAATACCATCTTCTCCGGGTAATAATGATCCCATACCTCTTGAAGATACACCAACACTAACATCTGATTCGATAAAACTTTTCAGTATGTTTCCGTATGGCGTGTCTAATACTTTTGCTTTTCCTATGAATCTGTTTCTATCATCTTCTTTCAAAGATACGATTTTGATACAGACTCTTTCCAAATTTAATGTAGGCGTATCAGGATGTCCTAATTCGCCCAATGCTCTATTCGTATTAATATACTCGCCAGTATATCTTTTAACTTCTTCTCTTAGAGTGTCTATTTTATATTTTCTTCTATTGCGATTAACCTCTTCACCTACAAGAAATGGACCTTCAATATAAAGATGCTTTTTGCCATCTTCTGTTGATTCTCTAATATAACGAACATTCTCAACGGTTTCTTTTATAAGTTTCATACTGGAATTCCTGTATCGACATCGTTAACATAAGTAGCAGTTTTACTTAGAGATAATATAAGAGTTCCTGTAGTACCGGAATTCGTGCAATATAAATTTGATGATGAGTTTGATGAAACTACAATATCAAATTGTGATAGAGGTAAAGCGACTGACTGATATAACTCTAAAACTAAATCGCCAGTTGCATCATTGCCTCTATAAATTTTCCATATTCCATCTGAACTGGTATATACTTGAGTAATTACAGCAGAAGTAACAGTTTCGTTTACTGTCGCTGATAGTTGTGACAAGTTTATTCTTGTCGCAGTATTACCAGTAAGTCTAATTGTAGACTTCGATCTTAATGAATTTGTGATATCTAAGGACATTTTATCTTATTCCCATTGATTTGCGTTTTCTTAGAGACATTTTTCTTTTTAGTAGTGTTCTTGTCAATCTAGCACGACCTTTTGTTGCCCAATATCTTTTTAATTTTCTTGTCTTTAAAATTCTTTGTGCAGAAGGAATTCTTTTGATTGAATTACCAGAAACTCTATAACCTTTTATTGATGATCTTTTAACATTCTTTTGTACTATTATTCCGCCCTTTGCGTTTCTTCTTATTCTTCTTCTGATTTTCTGAACTCTACCAATTCTTAATATATTACTTGATGGTCTTTTTGCTTCATCCAACTCATATATATCTGATGAAACATATCTTTTAATTTCTTCTAATCGTTTTGCAGCA